AGATGGTTTGAGCCAGACCCTACTAGACAATTTGCATTTAAATTTGAAGATGGATTTAAATATTCATTACCATATTTTTCAGGTGTGTTTGTAGATTTAGCTAGATTGCAAGAGGTTAAAGTGGCACAGACAATAGCAAGTAAGTTAGAAAATTATAAATTAATACATTTTAAAATGCCTATTAATGAGAAGTCTGGCAAGATGGATGATTATTTAATTAATCCAGATGATGCGACAGTTTATCACCAAATGGCTAAGAATCACTTACCAGAAGGTGCTGGACTTGTAACTAATCCATTTACATTAGAGTCTGTTAATTTAAAAAATAACTCAGATGCTAATAGTAATATAATCGACAGACACTACACTAGTATGATGTCTAGTGCTGGTATGTCAAGACTACTTACAAATAGTAACACATCTGGTAGTACAGGATTACAGGGTAGTATTGAAGTAGATGAATCAATTATGTTTAAAGTGTTAAGACAGTATGAGGCTTTCTTTACTAGACAGTTAAATTATAGGAGAGTAAAATCTTCATATAATGTTACATTCTTAGATAGTACAATTCATAACAAACATGAGTTAAATACTATGTATAAAGAGTTAGCAAATACTGGATTTAATAGATTTTTTGTATCATCTTCTGCTGGCATTAGTCAGTTAGAATTAATATATGGTAGAAAGGTTGAGCAAGCATTAGACTTAGATGAATTACTTGACCCATTAGCAACTGCTCATACAATGAGTGGAAATGATGAGGATGACGTAGCAAAAACTGATGAAGGTGCTAGAACTCAAGATAAAGAATAAAGATAGGTGGTGAATATGTAATGCTCGTGAATAAAAGTGAGACATTTAATTGTGACTATAAATACTCAGCTAGTGAAGATAAGAGATTTTCAGAAGTAAAAGTATGGGTAGCACATGTAGGATGGAATTATAATGGTACATATTTTAGTAAGGAATTGCTAGAAGAAATGGCTAATGAATCATTGGCTGAGATACCAATTGTTGGATTTTTAGAGTATGACGAAGATGGAGATAAAGACTTTGCTGGACACGAAGAAACATTCGTAGTAGATAATGGCGAAGTTAAACTAAAATACTTAGGAGTTCCTTATGGATTTGTTCCAAGCACTCCAGAGTGGCAATTTGAAGAGTTAGAAACAGAAAAAGGTACATTAGAGTATCTTACTGTTAAAGCTAAAGTGTGGAATAAATTTGATGGCTCTGAGTTATTCTCAGAAGATAAAGGTCATTCAATGGAATTAGTATCAGATACACTTGAAGGTGTGAAAGCATCTGAGTTGCCAGATAGTCATGAAGCTGGTGGACAAGGTATTGATGGTTGGTTTATTACAAATGCTCAATTTGAAGCATTGTGTGTATTAGGTGATAATCATAGTCCTGCAATGGCAGGGTCAATGATTGAGAAATTCTCACATAGATTTACAGAAGAATCATCTTTTAAAGCAAAATTTAAGGAGATGTTGTCAGAATATACCAGTGAAGAAGGGGGTGAAAAGGTGGATAAAGATGAAAAATATGAATTAACATTACAACAAAAACAAATGATGTTATCTGAAAAAGTAGAAATGCTTGAAATGATATCAGATGAAGATTGGGAATATCCTAGATATAGTTTTGTAGATGCAGATGAAGACTATGTATATGCGTATGACTATAAGGAATATAAGTCAGTAGGTTTCCCATATTCTATTGAAGATAAGGAGATTGTTCTTAATTCAGAAGAGATGTTCGAAGCTATTTCTGCTATGATGCCTAAGTCTGACGCTTTTGAGGATAAAGAAGACGTGATTACAAAACTAATTGAGTCACAAAAAGATAAATTTGATAAAAAGTTAGATAATGAATTAGGTGATTTAGCACAAAAGCATGAAGTTGAGTTGGAAGATGTAAAATCAAACCATGAGAAAGTTATTGATGGTTTAAATGGTAATATTGAATCTAAATGTAGTAAAATTGAAGAGCTTGAAAAATTCAAGAATAATGTAATCAAAGAAAGAAAAATTGAGTATATTAATTCAATTGACAATTTAGATGAAGTTGACAAAGAAAAACTTATTGAGACTGTTGATAATTATGATACAGACTCATTAAAGAGCAAAGTTGCTCAAGTTATTGGCGAAAAAACAATCAAATTCTCTAAGAAAGTAGAGCCAATAAAAGATGTATTTGATACATCTAATGATGATGGAGATAAAGAGTTAAGTGATTTAGACAAACTTATTAAGAAGTATTCTAAAAAGAATGAGGAGGAATAATAAATGATTGAATTAACAAGTCCAAGCAGAGTAGTTGGAAGAATTTTTGATGGCGTACACACAGCAGATTTAAAGAATGGTGCAATTGTAGGATTAGATACAATTAACGCTGATGGTACTTATGATATTAAAGTGCCTGCAACAGCAGACTTAGGTACTGAGTCTTATTACATGGTAAACACAGGTGAATATGATTATACTGGAAATGAGCTAGTTAGTGAATTTACAAATAAAGCAGGCAAGCCAATGGCTTTATTCCCATTAGTTGCAGACGTAGAAGTTAAATTACCAGCAGATATGATTACTGGTACAGCTACTACTGGTGAGTATTTAATTCCATCTGACGGTGACACTTTATTAAATGCTGCTGCTGATTTAACAGGTGGAACAAAATTAGCATTAGTTGTAGTAGATGATGCAACTTTCTTACGTACTGATGGTTATAGAGAAGATGCAGTTTTAGCTAGAGTTATTCAAGGTTAATTATAAATTATAAAATTTCTGAGGAGGATAAATAATGGACAATAAAAAAGAATTAAGACAAGTGATTCGAGACACATTTACAGATAAGCCACAAGGAAAGTATGAGGGTACTAAGCCAGAGGACGTATTGTTAGAAGCAATGTATGATATTCTAGGTACTAGAAATCCTACTGCTTATCAAATGACTTCACCTGCTATGCATGAATTTTATGCTTTAGTATTAGAGGAAATTGGTAGAGAAATTCCAGAGACATTACAACAGTCTCTTGAAATTGCTGAGTATAAAAATGTAGGTTGGGGAGATAAGAGAGTATTCCATACAAACAACCCACAATTATTAGACGTTCAAGTATCTGCTAAAGGTAACGGAGATGCTAGAGTTCAACGTATTGAAGATGGTGTTGTTAGTGTTGATACTGATGCATTAAAAATTAAAGCAGAAATTCCATTTATGAGATGGGCTTCTGGTAGAATTAACCCAGACGACTTAAAGACTAAAATTGTAGGCTCTTATGTAAGAGAATTAAAGAAGCAGATTTATAAGGCTTTCTTTGAAACTACTGCATTTAACAGTGATGATAAATTTAATACATCTAGCACAGGCGGATTAGATGCAGAAAAGTTATATGACCTTATTGACTTAGTTGAAGGGACAAATGGTACTAACGTTGTTACACTTGCATCTAAAAAATTCTTACGTGCTTTAGTTGGTGAGAAGACATTATCTGATGCTGAATTACAAGAGATTAATCAAAATGGTTTCTTACGTATGGCTGATGGTAACATGTTTATGGCAATGGAGCATGTATATGACAAAGATTTTACTAAAGTGTTTGACGACAATACTGCAATTGTAGTTCCTGTTGATGATTCTAAAATTATTAAAATTGTTGAAGAAGGCGAAACAATGTTTGAGCCTAAGACAAATACAAGTGGTAACATGGCTATGGAATGGTTATTCTACAAGCATGTTGGTGTAGCATTAGTTACAGGTAGATTTACAGGTAGATTTACTTACACTTCATAATAAAGTTTATTGGGTGGCGTAATAGTCGCCCAAATTTTTAAAGATTTACAAAAGGAGGATTTTATATGATAGATATTTTAGATAAAGCTAAAGAAAAAGAATTAATAGAAGAAAAGGTTGTTGAAGAACCTAAGCAAGAAGTTGTTGAAGAAGAAGCTAAAGAGTTTGGCAAGGATGACTATGTCAAGGTTTATAGTTTAAGATATGGCAATTTAACACTTAGGTCAGCAGATACTCATATACCAGACACATATGTTTTTAATGGATATATGGATGTTCAAGATGTGAGATTTGAGGTATTACAATCATTACAAAGAAGAAGTGACAAGTGTTTAACTCTTCCTTGGATTTACATATCTGATGAAGATGCTGTTAAACAGTTAAGATTAGATAGAGCTTATAAGAATATTTTAACACCAGATAAGATAAAAGAAGTATTCAACTCTAATGATAAAAAGCTATTAGAATTTATCAATATGGTAGATGATAATACAAAGAAAACTTTGAGAGAGATAGCAATT